AAAAATTCTAAGAGCTTGTTCAACATTATCGTTACGTACTTCAACTCTCATCTTCAAAATCCTCTGCGGTTTTCATTCTAAGGCCTCCTTCATAACTCTTGTCCTACAACTCTTGCAAATGTCAATACTTGAAGTCGGGCTGATACAGCTTTCATATAACCCTCTAACTCTTCTACATCAGTAGATGATGTAATATTTGCCATTATTCCAGAATAACGAGTACCTTCTACACCATTAACAGAAGAAAGATCAGCAGCAATAAACCTTTTTCCAGTTCTTTCCGTATTAAAATTGTGCAAAGGCGTTTCATACTTTTTCTTTAACTCATTGCCGGCAAGTTCAGATATGCCAACGAACAATAACATAATATCACAACTTTCTATATCTGGATTAAGATTACGATATTTTGCAACACCATGCGGGCCATTATTCATTGAACTGCCACGCATAGCAATGCCTCTTTCTAAGACATTTGTGGATGTTCCAATATATAGAGACTTCTCTATATAATTTTCAGAAAATAATCCCTCAAACAACTTTTTGGCAGTGGTGTTATTAGGAATATCACTTTTAAGAAAAGCAATATATACTCCAGATTTTATGCCTCCACAATGGGTTTCAATAAAATTGTCACCAACATCAGTTTTATCAGAAGGATAATCACTCAATTTTTTCAAAACTAATCTTGGTTTTACTGCATTGATTTCCTCAAAAAGTTTTGTCTCTTTCACCTTATTCATCTTCTAAGGCCTCCTTGACCTTTTCTACAAGATTATCATAGGTAGCATAAGAGCCACCCATCCATTCACCATCTTCAAACTCACGAATTTCTATTTTTCCTGCTGGTTTGGTTTGACCATCAATAGACAATTCACCATCTTCCATAAGCGATACTTCAATGTGTTTCATTATAACGATACTCCTGACAAAAGTTTTACAGATTTCACAATGTCCTCATATGATACTTTGTATTTTTTTACAAGCTTTTCTACTGTATTTTTCCTAATTGTGGTATGTTCAAATGGATTCTCTTTATCATAATCCATTACAATTGCCTTGCATAATTTCCAATTACCATCAATCAATTGTTCATTTTCATTGTATATTTTCAACATTCACTCACCTTTGGCCAAAGGCCTGTTCCAATTTCCTCATATTTAGTTGTAGCAGTTGTTTTCTGATATTCCCCCAACAAGATATTAATATAATCAATTGCATCAGTAAAATTATAAAAAAGAGCTCCAGCGGTAGCGAGTAAAGGATGGTTATGTACCTCATCATCATCAGAAACAATTATTACTGGTTTTTGCAAACTGTATCCCCATGCAATCTCAAACACCGTCCCATAAGACGGTCTGCGATCATTAATTTCTTTAGGAAGATATGCAAGAATCAAATCACAGGACTTGGTGTCCATATAATTTTTCATCAAAATTCTTTTTTTTGTTTCTGATGAGTCAGAATCAGATTCTGCACGATAAGGATTTATAGTAATAATATTTTCGAGAAATGCATTTGAGCATTCTAGTCTCCATTGAGAAATTTCTTTATCACTACACTTTTCAATGGGTCCAGCAAGATAAACGAGCTTTTTCATTTATAATTTTCACTTTCATAATCATATAGGAAAAAATTAAGCTTTTTTGGAGACATGTTTACGGGCATTGGTTAATGCTTTAGCCACAACTTCAGAAACAGGAATAAGTTCTTTATCACCATCTTTATCAATATCGGTGTAGATATATCCTTCTGACTCTAATTTTTCTAACAATGATCCAACCACAGGTTCTACACATTCTCTGGCTGCCAAAAATTTACCTAAGTAAAAACAACCAATCATGCAACCTAAAGCAATTACGGCATGAAGTATCGGGTCCATAGCTAATATTTATGTCCTTATCAATTTATCTTATACACTAGTATAAAGGAAATTAGAAGAAATGTCAAGAACTTTTTTAAAAATATTTTTAATTTTATCCAGAAATCTATGTTATTTTATAGCTTGAGAAGGAACGCAAAGCGATTTCCCTGATAAAACATTTAATGTATTACAATCTTTTCCTGTAATATATGTTAGTGCATGGTCTGTTGTTGTTTTATCTGTTTCAACATACGAAACAACATCAACACCAAGCTTAATCCAACTTACACCTTCTATTATTGGAGGAAGGACAATTATACTAGCACATCCCATACAAAACAAACTGGCCAAAAATATGACAATTAGTTTATACATGTCTAAAAAATATTCTTAATTTTATTACCCAATTTGGTTGTAAATGGTTTATTTTCTTCATCCTCTAGGGTTTCGTTGTACTTTTCAATTTCAACATTCACTTTCTCATTCTCTTGTACAGCTTTATCAATTGCAGTTTGTTGTTTATCATAGTATGACCTATATGCTCCAATAATAGCATCTTGTTGTCTTACCAGTTGTTGTATCTTTGCCATATTCACAGAAAGGATTTCATATCCCTTATCAGTAACACCAAAGATAACTCGTTTGTATCCCTTTTTTTCTAATTCAGCTAAAACTGAATCAATATTTTCTTCATTGACAATATACCATTCAACTGTATCAAGTTTTAATACATCAATCTTTGGTAAAACCAGAGGCACCCGTTCAACAGCAACAGATGAAACCTCTAGGCGTTTTACAGAAGAACAACTAGTTAGGAAGGATATAGTTAGGATTGGCAATACTAGGGCAACTAGTATTTGCTTTACTTTTCTTTTCAACATTCACTTCTTTCTCCGTTAATGGGGAACCTGATATAATTTCAAAACACCTAAACATATCTAATGTTCCATTATTAATAATTTTTTGAACAGGTCCGGGTTTAGCAAGAGCAATACGACCAATATCTCTTTCGCCAAGCAATTTTGAGGTCTTGTTAAATTTATATTCTGTTTCCGTCACCTGTTTTCTAGCAGCTGCTAAACTTCTATTTGTCTCTTCTATTATCTTACCAGTAAGTTTTATATCACTACGTAATTGACCGATTGCTTGTTCTTGCGTTGCAACTGCTATTTCTAATTTAGCATTATTTTCATTAAGTACAGCTATTTTAGCTTGACTGTCACGATAATACCAATAAAATCCTGCGGTTATTACGCCCATAATAACAATCATTATTAATGTAATTTTCAATCCCATTTTTTAATCTCCTTATAATTGAGATACATACCAATCTAGATATAAATCTTCATTTATGATAACGTAATTACTAGACGTACCGTAAGTCTTTATATGCGTATACACACGTTTCGGTGCATATTTTTCTATCATTGTTTTCCAGAATCCAATTGGCTCAACAGTACAATGTGCATTTTCTCCACTTGGAAGATTTGCAATTGCTGGGTTGGTACATATTGAAAGGAATACAAATTTCTTTGCTCGGGAAAATATGTTATCAAAAGTTTCTGGCAAATGTTCCTTTGGTATATGTTCCATCACATCTGTAGAATATACACCATCAAAAGGCCCATCAGGCAATTCTTCATATTCAGAAATAGCAGGGTCATACAATGTAGGCATTATACCGAGTTCTTTATGATGTTCCCATTTTGTATATTGCAACCCTTTCCCACAACCATAATCTAATAGAGTTTCAGCTTTGGTATCCTTTACTAAATCAACAATATGATGTAGTTGCGGTTTCAAATTATTGCCGGGATAGTTTGTATTCAACTCAGCATGATATTGTTTATATTGATCAATCCACCAATTCATTATCAACCACCACTAGAGGTTTCTGATTGTTTACAGGTTTCATCATAATGCCCGTATTTTTTTGCGTTCATTATAGACATAGTTTTACCACATTTGAGGCAGGTATGTTTTGGTTTAGGTCTGCCTAATTGACCTTTTGCCATATTATTTTTTTGTTCTAATGTTCTTTTTTGACCTGTATTTTTTAATACTCTTTTATTAATGTGTTCGTCGCTTTGTTTAACACCGGTTCTCGACTCAGACCATTGTTGTTTTGTTTCTTCTGTATGTTTGCGACCATACATAGGATTATTTGTTCCATCAAAGTTTCTATCTTTGAATACTCCAGCTGCCCACATTTTTTTTACACTCTCACCCAACTTCTTTTTACTCTCCTCAGCCCACATATGGCCAGGTATAAATTTAATTGCTCCTATCATACCATTATACCACTTTCTCTCGCCACTCTCATCCCTATCAACTAATACATCATAATCATATTGTAATTTGACTTCCATATATGTTAGCCAGGCTTTTGTTTGTGTCTCAAATAGTATCTCAAAATAAAAATTATCTATACCATATTTTTCAATATCTTCATTTACTGATTTTGATGATGAGGTATAACTTTGCCAGTTACTCTCTTTATGTTTCTTTTTCTTCTTGTAAGTATAATATTGTTTTTTCCCAATATATCCCTTACCATTAATAGTGTTTTTTATTAAATAACAAAATCCAAAAGAGTTGTGTGGGTCTAATTTATAATTATGATGCCATATTCCTGTTTTCATGATACTTATATTTATAAGTATAAGAATTTAGAGAATGTTTACACTACTCGTTTTCATCTGTCCACATTACTTCGTCCTCAAAATCATCTGATAAGTCTGACCCACAAAACAAACAATAAGTTACTCTATAATATATATCATCCATATGATGTTTCACAGAAAATTCTGCATCGCAAGATTCACAAACAAACAATTTCATATTTTATTGAATTTCGCAAAAACCAGTTGAACACGCTAATTCTTGAGCTCCAACTGTCATGTCCGTTTTTTCATAATTTGTTAATTTTGTCCAATCAAAATTATTAGGCATTTTTTCAAGAAGTAATTCATATTCCTTTTCATCACAATCTTGGTATGGAGATTGTTTATAATTATGGTCACTATACGGTAAAAATGAAACACCAGACATAATGTCAAAATGTTTATAAACCCATGCACCAACATCAAGCCATTCATATTCCTTTACTGAAATTGTAACAGATGGTTTATGTTCACACCAATGTTCCTGATATACTAACCATAGTTCAAGTTGTTCAATAGCAGAAGTATCTGTCCGAAACAAAGAAGTTTTATCTATTTTCATGGGAAAGGAAAATATAGTTGTATGACTTGGATTTATTACATCATCCTCAGCAGGAAATCCAACATCAACCATCATTTTTGTTAGAGGGTCTTTCTTGTCTCCACGAATAGTTCTGATATAAAAAGGATTATGCCGAGCATGAATACCAGAAGAAGCATTAACCAATTGTGAAACTGTACCAGACGGTTTCACACATGTAGTAGCTGTACTTTGATTGATACCTATCTTCTTTGCAAATTCAGCATTAGTCTTGATTACTTCATCACGTAAATTTTGTAATAGCTCCGGTAACGAATATTTGGGAGACTGACCATTAGTAAATTTATTATCTGCAATACCTGTTAATGATACACCTAAAAGTCTTTCCTCTTCACAATTTTTTTTCCAAACAGATGAAACATATTTGAAATTTGTCAGTGTTGATTGTATTGTACCAAGAATTGCGGCAATCCGTACTTTCTTCAAAAGAGTGTCCTTAGTATCATTCGGTCTTATTACAACTTCTGACAAATTACAAAATTCACGATTTCTTAAAATAATTTCAGAACAGGGGTTTGTTCCAAAATCATGTTCAGCATCCCTTCTACCTATTTTTTTTACCTTTTCTTGTGCTGAAATTCTGTTGAAAATTCCTCTCTCACCAGATTTAGAATCATAAAGAGCTTTCCACTCATCCATAAAAATACCGATGTCTGGTTTTTCTGTATAACAAGCAGAGTTGTTTGCAAGAGCACGCTGACTATCATTATTCTGCCATTGCCCTGCTTTAGCATGACGCATACGGTCATCAGATAAATTTGATAAACTAATCAATGCAGAACGACGAACTCCACCAACAACAACAACTTCAGCGACTTTGCATACTACATCGTGACATTCTATAGAGGTTAATTTGCGGCCAGCGGCACTTTGAAATGCAAGTGCAGTAAAATGAAATAAAGATTCTAACGGTTCTGGTCCAGATGCTCTTCCACCGAAGGTTTTAAGAGGCGTTCCCGCTGGACGAACTCTTGATAAATCCCAACAAGGAATCTGTCCAACATATAACATGCCAACCAATTCTTTGAACGCCTTAGCCCAACCAAGTTTACTGTCTGTAACAACAATAGTTGTATCTGTCTTATGAAATTCTTCTGCAATAGTTGGTAATTGAGATATATATTGACGTTCTACACTAAATCCTACACCAACACCATTCATTAATACATATAAAATTTCATCAAATGCTTGAGGACGGTCAATTGCGATATAAGAACAATTGTACCCTGCTATATTTTCCCGGCTGAGAGCCTCTCCCGCCGTCATAAGACAACGCATAGAAGGCATAACTTGCAAAGACAATATTGCGTCTTCTAATTCTTCTCTTAGTTCTTTTGTTAACTTAAATTTATGCTGGGTTTTAAGATGTTTAGTGAAAAAATTAAAATATCTTGCAACTGTTTCATCCCATGTTTCGCGTCTTTCTTTTTCTGGCAACCATCTTGAATATCTTGATAAATGAATAAATTCTTGGTATGACGTTGAAAGATAATTATTAGGCATTTATTTTTCTCCATTCTGCAAACCTTAATTGTGCAACTGCACCGCAAAAGGTATTATCTGTTATAATTTCTTGAATTTGTTGTTTAGTATATCCTGCTATAATCATGTCATTTATATCTTTCCAATTCATATGGTCTGGCCAGATTACAATTTTTCTGCCCGCACTTAATGTCCTTTCCATCTGTTTGCAAATTTCTCTGTTTCGCGGTTCATTATCAAGCACTACTGTTAATTCACCATTCTGTATAAATTTGCCTTGTATCATTAAAGGTTTATCAAAATTTGCCCCAGCAATTGCAATACAATTATCAATAAACAAACTATCCAATGGACCTTCAACAATATAGATATGTTTGTCTTTTGTAACTTTATCTAACCCAAAAATTTTATCCTTATCTTTTAACTTGATAGTAATATACTTGGGTTGTTCTTTTCCGAAAGCCCTTCCTTGATATGCAAATAGTTCTCCTTTTTCATCTCTAAACGGTATTAACAACCTTGGATGATCTCCATCCAAGGAAGGAAATTTATTTGGTATTAATGTATTCGTGAATTTATAAAACGATTTACATAGGTATAAATCAGAAAACGACTTAGGTGGTATATGTCTCTTTTCAATAATCTTCCGTGCCGGATGGTCTGTAGATAATTCTGAAATAGATTTAAGATTTTTAAGAACACCCTTTTTACGAAAGACAGGAACATCAAACTTAAACTCCGGCTCTGGGTTGTTAGATTTAACCCCACTTCTATATCTCTCCATTATATAGTCTTTATGGATTTTAGAGTCTACATGCTTAAGAAGATTGCCAAGAGTTGTGCCCAAACCGCAATTATGACACTTATAGAACAAGTCATTTTTTTTACGATAAACAAACCCCCTAGCCTTGGAACGAGACTTCTGTGAATCGCCGCAATATGGACAGCGAAAGTTCCATAAAAAATCCCCCTTCTTTTTGAATCTTAGAAGTTGGGGGCTAAGAATGTTAAGATATTTTGAGTCAATGTAAGACATAATAAAGTAAAGTATACACTACTACAACTGAAATGTCAAGAACTAAAATTAATAAATTTGTGCAATAAAAATCCTATAACTATTGAACCACCAATAAGAAGGTGTCGCCATTTCTCTAGCACCCCTACTCTATTGTTGATATCTTGTCTAACTTCTAGAAGATCAGAAGTACACTTCTCATGTTGTTCTGAAACCAGCGTCATGATTTCTCTTGTATTGCTAGTAATTCTAGAATGAAGGTCATCTATCTTTACAGTCAGTTCATTACGCCTGACTTCTATTTGTTGTTCTGCTTCAAAAATTGCTTCTTCTTGTCTAGTAAGTTTTTCTTCATGAACAGCAAGCATACGATGAATTGAATTGGAAACATCAGTTAGCTTATCGATTGCAATATCCAAACGGTCATAAATTTGCTTTTGACTACGCAATTCGTTTTTTAAAAGCTTAACCTCTGTTTCCAATTCTGCCACAATTTTAGTCTTTCTTAAACACAGACCAAATGCCCCAAACAAGGGCACCATATAAAATAACCTGTGTCAGCGCCACGCCACCAAAAAGTACGGCAGCAGCTGCAATTGCAACAATCAGCCCTTGGTGAGTGGAGGCCTCATTAATCCTATCTGAAATAAAATTACTCATCTAGTTCTCCTTTCTAGTTTCTTCATTTTAGGCTTCAAATCATTTAATTTTCATAGTGATATTATTCCCCGTCCCACATACGACAGCATGGACAAGGGTCTTTCTCTGTACACTCACAAAGATCGCAATCACATAGAGGGTTTTTACATTCTTCATTAATACAATCGGGTCCAGACACTTTAATTCTCCTTTTTATTTAGTTTATACATCTTATTTAGGGTTATTTTACCCTAATGCCACTGCCATAGCGGTTGCTGCGGCATCTGGGTCACCAATATAGGTTTTAACTCTAGCCATTGTAGTTTTTCTATTTGTGCCCCCAGCACCGTCATCAACAACCAACAAATCTGAATCTGTTAGTGCCGCCCCAATATCAGTGCCTCCATCAATATCTAAGTCATCAATATCAATTGAACCATCTGGAAATACGGGGGCCTGTGAAAATGTTACTACACCACCAGAACTAATTGCAATAGCATCAGTATCACTCACACTACCAATATTGCCTGCATCAGCAATTATGATACTTGTTAATGTTCCAACCGATGTAATATTAGATTGAGCCGCGCCCGTAACAGTAGCAGCTGTACCGCTTGCGTTACCAGTTACATTACCAACTACATTGCCTGTATAACCACTCGAATCAATTGTGCCTAACGAAACTCCTCCATCTGCAAATGTAATAGTTCCACCATCTGCATCAAGAGTAATTCCTCCACCAGAATCAAGTGTTACAGTAGTACCAGCAAGTTCTGCTGTTCCATCGGCAGTAATTTGTATATTGGCCGCGGCAGCGGCATCATCGGTAGTTGTAATATCTAGTGTGCCATGAGTACCAACTGTAAACACAGCAGTATCACTAGTTGATCCCGTCATGGTAACGACTTTGCCATTTATAGCAACATCATCAACTGTTAGGGCGGTTAACGTACCTAAACTTGTAATATTTGTTTGAGCCGCACCAGTTACGGTTGCGGCTGTACCACTTGCGTTACCAGTTAATGCACCGACAAAAGTAGTTGCAGTTAATTCGGCTGTACCAGCATTATATGTTAAACCAGCATCTGATTTGGGTCCAAGATCACCAGTTGCTGATTCCCACAAACCAACGTATGATGTTGTATCTGTAGTATCTGCTACTGTAATTGTGGCAGGAACAATATTTGCTGTGCCATCAAATGAGGTTCCACCAATAGTTCTTGCACTTTCAAGAGCAGTAGCTGTAGCAGCATTACCAGTAGTGTTTTGATTAAGTGTACCAATTACAAAGTCTAGAGTATTGTCACCATCTTCATAGGTTACAGTAATTCCTGTTTCAGTATTGGAACCTACCATAGCACCAACAGTGTCAGCAATTGTTTCAGCTAATGTTGTGCCACCAATTGTTAATGCATCTGTCTCTAATGTACCATCAACATCTACATTACCAGAGATATCTAACGATGTTGCTACAATTTCTTGTGTAAACGTAACCTTACCATCAGATGCAATTGCGATGGCATCTGTGTCAGAAGCAGAACCTATATTGGCCGCATCAGCAATTACGATACTTGTTAGTGTCCCAACTGAAGTAATAGAAGATTGAGATGCTCCAGTTACAGTAGCAGCAGTGCCACTTACATCACCAGTTACATCGCCGGTTATATCACCAACAAATGCAGTAGATGTAATACTTGTTGCACCCGTAACCACACCCGCATCAATTACTATTGTACCATCAAGAATAATTTGTTGGCCAGTCAATGGTGTAATTGTTAAATCTGTACCAGCAGTACTTGTTATCGCATTACCGTTTATATTGATGTTATCCACTTGTAATGCTGTTAACGTACCAACAGAAGTAATAGCAGTTTGTGCAGCATCAGTTACAGATGCAGCTGTGCCGGTGGTGTTTTGATTAAGTGTACCAATTACAAAGTCTAATGTGTTATCATTATCGTCATAAGTTACAGCAATACCTGTTTCTGTATTACTAGTAACCATAGCACCAACAGTGTCAGCAATCGTTTCTGCTAATGTTGTACCATCAATTGTTAATGCGTCTGTTTCAAGTGTACCATCAATATCAACATTACCAGAAATGTCTAGTGATGTAGCAACAATTTCTTGTGTAAACGTAACTTTGCCGTCGGCCGCAATTGCAATAGCATCTGTATCACTTGCTGACCCAATATTGCCATCATCGGCAACAACAACACTTGTCAATGTGCCAACTGAAGTAATAGAAGATTGGGCAGCACCTGTTACGGTGGCAGCAGTACCACTTGTATTACCAGTTACATCACCTGTTAATGTACCGACAAATCCAGTAGCAGTTACTTTACCAGTACTAGGATTATAGGTAAGTGTTCCATCAGATTCTAATCCAAGATTACCCCCATCAACATCACCACCAGCACCAAAAATAATAGCATTATCTTCATTTGTAGATTCATTGTCAGTTATAGTTACTGTTGTTGCGATTGCAGCAGTACCAGAAGTATCCTGATTACCAGCAGCATTAACACCCGGCAGATTAATATTACCAGTACCATCAAATGATACTCCACCAATTGTTCTTGCACTAGCAAGAGCAGTTGCCGTTGCGGCAAGTGCTACAGCTATATTTGCTGTACCATCAAATGAGGTTCCACCAATGGTTCTGGCGGTTTCTAGGGCAGTAGCAGTAGCTGCATTACCAGTAGTATCCTGATTAAGAGTGCCGATTACAAAGTCTAATGTGTTATCATTATCGTCATAAGTTACAG